ACCGGCGGGCTGGCAAGGGTGCGAGCGAGTCGGCCCAGGGCGGTCGTGTCCGCAAAGGACCGGATCGTGCGTTTCATCAGTGGTGGCTCGAAAACGGCACGAAAGACACCGTCATCGACAAGCTCTCCAACACGCCGTATGCCCGCAAGTCGCACACCAGACGCAACCGCAGCGGCAGCGTCACGACGGTGCGGGCTCACCAAGTGAGCGGGCAGAACGCGTACTACGCCTCGTCGTTCAACAAGTTGGGTCCATTCAAACTCAAGCCCACTCCCCGACCGCCACGAGGCGAGGAAGGGCAGCGGGTCGAGACGCAGCCCGGCTACCCGCAGGCGTTCTTCAAGCGATCCGCTACGCCGATCACGATCAAGGGTCTGCGGGCTGGCGGCATCCTCGGACAGCCACCGCTGAAGACGACGTGGGAGCAGACCTCGACCACGGTCGCCGAGATCCTCTCGCGTGAGTTGCGGATCTCGCTGGAGCGTGCTCTGAGCACGCTGACCCGGTCGGCTACTGGGAACCTGTGATGTCGTTCAAGAGCCCCGAAAAAACCGTCGCCGACGCACTGATCGCCGACGCGACGGTGGCCGCGATGCTCGGCACCCGCATCTACCCAGTCCTCGCCCCGGCTACGGCGGCCCTCCCGCTCGCGACGTGGCGGCGTCAGGCTGTCACCCGCGAGACAACCCTCGGCAACACCCGTGGCGGTCTGCCCGTCGTGACGCTCGCCCTGGAGCTCTACGCCGAGACCTACCAGGAGGTCAGGGAACTGGCTGACGCCTGCCGATCCAAACTGGATGGGTGGGGGAATGCCGTGTCATCATCAATATCGGTGCGACACGTCGCGCTCCAGAACGAGCAGGACGGGTTCGTGCAACTGGCGGGTGGCGACCTGCCTCCGGTGTTTTCGGTCACGCAGACGTACACGATCCTCTGGCAGGAGACTTGACGATGCCCAGTCCCTCGACGCCTCATGACGGTGCCGGAACCGTCCTTAATCTGTTCGGCACCGTGTATACGGTGACCAACATCGTCATCAGCAACACGAACCCCGGTGCTGCCGCCGAGGCGACCGTGGACGTGGGGCATCTCGGCCAGACGACCGGCGAGACGCTCGCGACGCTGAGCCGTCCGCTCGTGATTCCGGCCGACGATGGCGGCACGGGTCGCTCGGTGACGTTCGACTACCTCGGCAAGACGATCATTCTCGACGCCTCGACGGGCACGATCACGATCACGACCGGCGGCACCACGCTCATCAACGGCAAGGCCGCCACCGTGTCGAGCTCGACGCTCACGCTCGCGACGAACGACGCGATCCGGGGTCAGGCGACGATCACCGTGGCTCGCTGACCGTGACGGAGGTCCGTCATGGCTACGCGAGTCTCTGGCGTCTCTGTCACGTGGGGCGGCACGCAGATCGAGCAGGTGTCTAGCGCCACGCTCGACCTCGTCCGTGAGATGCCGGTTGCTCGCACGGCACGGTGGACTCTCGACCTGGGCGAGGTCACGCTGCCAGCGTTCACTCGAACGGCGCTGCCCGAGAGCCAGTACGGCGTTCGGGCTCGCCTCGTGATCACGGCGCAGAACGACCAAGGCGCCGCCACGTCTAGCACGTTCACGGTGTTCGACGCCGACTGCGTCTACCTCGGTGCCGAGGTCCGTGGCGAGCTCAACGGCGTCTGGCAATTTGACCACCGTTTCAAAGTGATGGATACGGTCGGTGTCTCGACCGCGTATCCATCGTGAGGTGAGTGACACATGGCGACACTGACGGCAGAACAGATTCTCGCGAGCAACGACGCCGGTCTCATGGGACCGATCACCGTGCCCGAGTGGGGCGGCGACGTGTACATCCGCGTGATGAGCGTCGGAGAGCGCGATTCCTATGAGCGGTTGTGGATCGGCAAGAAAGACTCCGGCATCGAGAACTTCCGGTCGGAGTACCTCGCCCGCTGCCTCTGCAATGAGAAGGGCGAGTTGCTCTTCACCCGTGCCCAGGTCGTCGCGCTCGCGAGCCGCAGCGGTGCGGTCGTCGGTCGGCTCTTCGACTCGGCGCTCAAGCACAACAACATGACGGAGGCCGATGTCGAGCAGTTGGCAAAAAACTGAACGCCTCGCCATCGCGTCGGTTTCTCTTCGCGCTGGCGGGGCATCTGCGGATGACCGTTCGCGAGTTGTGCGAGCGGATGGATTCGCGGGAGTTGAGCGAGTGGATGGCATACACGAGGTACTTCGTCCCGCTATCCGACCCGTGGCTCCAGACAGGACTGCTCGCCTCGATCGCGATGGCACCGTACACCGACCCGAAGAAGGGCCGACCGCCGACCGCAGAAGATTTCATCCCGAAGGCACGACCACCGCAGCACGAGTCGCAGGACCGCGAGGCGATCCTTCGGCTACGGCGTGAGATGGGGATTGTGGACTGAACCATGGCAAACATCCTCGGGCTTGCCCTCAAGATCAGTGCGGACTCGACGCAACTGAAGCTCGATCCGGTCGAGCGTGCGCTGCAAACTCTCGGCAAGGAAGCCGACAAGGTCACGAAGATTTTCGAAGAGTTCGCCTCCACAAGCGAGGCCGCCGCCAAGGCGCAGGACTCTACGGCGAAGGCACTGCAAGACCTCACGGCTGCAAGGCGAGCCGGAGCGATTTCCGCCGAGCAGTTCGCCAAGTCATTCGAGGACGTTCGCAACGCCGCGACCGAGGAGGCGACAGCGCTGCGTCGTGCCGCTCAGATCACTGAGCAAAACATAACTCCGCTCCAGAAGTATGAGCGTGCGGTTGCAGAACTACGAGAGCAGGTGGCTGCGGGAAGGATCTCGCAGGACACGTTCAACCGCGCGATGCAGGTCGCCAGAGCGGACCTCGACCGCACATCGCAGTCAGCCAAAGGCACGAGCACGCAACTCGAAGGCATCTCGCGTCAACTCACGGTCATCTCCCGGCTCCAGATCGGGCGTGCAATCGTCGATGGGTTTCAGGTGTTGTCTGGCGCTGTGCGTAGTGCGACCAGCCAGATCAGCGGCATCGTGTCGAGCGTGTCCACGTCGCTCGATTCGCTAAACGATCTCAGCAACCGGATCGACGTGCCGGTCCAAAAGCTCCAGGGACTCGGGCTCGCTGCGAAGCTCTCGGGCGTTGACACGGAGCAGTTCGCCACGGCGGTGACGCGGCTCGGCGTGTCGATCGGCAAGGCTGATCCAGGCGGTGCGTTCGACAAGACGCTCCGTTCGGTAGGCGTCTCGCTCGCCGAGATTCGCGGGCTGCGGCCCGAGCAGCAGTTCGAGGCGATCTCGGCGGCGATCGGTGCGTTGCCGACATCGGCAGACCGTGCCGCCGCTGCGGTTGAAATCTTCGGCAAGCAGGGTGCCGCTCTCGTCCCGCTGTTCAAGGAGGGCGCTGCAAGCGTCGAGGAGCTCACGGCGAGAGCCGAGCGTCTCGGGATCATCGTGAGCGAGGATCAAGTGTCGAACATCGCCAAGATGAACGACGCCTTTGACCTCGTGCGGGCGACGGTCGAAGGCATCATCGGTCAGGTGACAGGCAATCTCGCGCCGGTCGTCACTGCGATCTCGGAGGAGTTCCTCGCGTTCGTTGAATCGTTCTCCGGTGCAAATGGAGAAGGCGGCACAGCGATCGCCGATGCGATCACCGACACGCTGCTCAACGGTGCCGAGTTCCTTGCGGGCGTGTTCGATTCGTTCGTGTCGCAGTTCGGCGACCTATCCACGGTGCTCGTCGATGCCGCTGCTGTTTTTCAGGCGACCAGCGAAGTGTTCACGATCGTCTACGAAGGGCTGCGGGCGGCATTCAATGCGTTCGAGATTGCTGGAAACTCTCTCGCCCTTGCTCTCGGCAAGGCGCTCGAAGCGATCGGATCGTATCTCAACTCGGACCTCGAAGCGTTCGGGCGTGACTTGGTTGCAGCGAGCCAGGCGGCACTCGATCAGAACGCGCAGGAACTGATCGACGCAGCGTCTAGTGTCGGCGACGCCACCGATCGGTTGCTCAATGGAACCGACGGCGATGCTGCTGCGGCAGGCCCGGCCGAGCAGTTTATCGAGGGCATGAGGAGCCGGATCGAGCAAGCTCGCTCTCCAGAGTTCAAGGTCAACACGAACATCGACAAGACACGCGAGGCATTCGACGAGTTTTTCAACGGCATCGTTGATGAGTCCAGCCGGGTGACAGGCTTGATGCGTGAGTTCGAGGCGGCCGTTGCTGCGGCGCAAGAGGACGGCGAGCTCACGGCAGACGAGATCGCTCGCATCAACGAACTGCAAGGGGGCGTCAACGCGGCGATTCAGCAGGAGCTCGCCCTGCGTACCGAGGCGGTGACGGCTGCTCGCGAGCAGGCTGACGCCGACGCCAAGCGAATCGAGTCGCTGCTCAAGACAACCGACGCAACACAGAAAATCATCGACGACCTGTCGGCCGTGGAGCGCGAGATCGCCCGCGTCCAGCAGGAGATCTCCGAGACCGGTGCCGGTGACAGCGGTGCCGCTCAAGCGAGGCTCGACGAACTGCGTCTGCTCCAAGGGCAACTCGATGAGCAACTGCAAGCCGCCGCACAAGGGTTCGAGGGTGGCTTTGAAAAGGCGTTCGCCGCTGTCGGAGGCAACTTCAACCGTCTCGCCGAGCAGGCCGCACATTTCGGCGAGGCTGGCAACGCAGCCGCCGCACGACTCCAAGATGGCATCGCCGCCGCCCAAGAGCAGGCCCGTGACGGCATCCTCAACCGCGAGGCGTTCGAGGCCGAGGTCGCCCGGCAGCAGCAACTCTTCGAGCAGGAGATCGCGAACGTCAAGGCGGTCGCCGACGAGCGGGCGAAGGTCAACGAACTCGTCGATCAGCGGTTCCTCCTCGCCCGGTTCGGTGGCGATCAGCAACGCCTCACGGCGGCACAGAACCTCGCCGCACTGGAACGAGAGATCGGGCGCGTCCAGGCTGACGTTCAAGCGGCCCGTGCTGCCGGGAACCAGGAGGAGGTCAACGCCGGGATCGCCCGCCTCGGGCAACTCGACCAAGTCGCCGCACAGGAGCGGGACATCGCGAGCGGTCGTCGTCAGTTGGAGCAGCAACTCGGGCAGCAGAGGGAGCAGTACCTCAAGCAACTGGAGCAGCAACAGCAACAAGCCCAGCAGGCTCAGCAGAAGTACCTCGAAGAGCAGGCGAAGGCCGTCGAGGCAGAGAACCAGCGGCAGGTCGCCCGCATCCGCGAGCTCAACACGCTGGGCTCGGGCGTCATCCAAGGCAACGACATCCGCACCGCCGAAGGCGCGGCGCTCTTCCTGAGCCTCGCCGCCAATCAGCAAGACCCGGCGCTCATCGAGGCGCGGCTCCAGACGCGGCGGCTCACCGAACTACGTGACACGCTCGTGGCGATCTCGGCACAGTTTGCCGGTCCCGTCGTCCAGATTGGTGGAGGAGTCGGCTGATGGGCGTCGCACACCATCGCGAACTACCGCGCTCGAACAAGTTCCGCCTCGGCGAGGCCCGCGACCTCACGCGGCAGTTCGTCATCACGCACGACGCGTCTGGGCAGGCGACGACGGCGAACCAAGTCGCCGCCGCACTGTCGCTTGACATCGGCAGCGCTCATCCCGAGTACGCCGACGTGCGGTGCGTCGAGATTGAGTACGAAGAGAACTACGAAGGCTCGCAGTACCACTCGCTCGTCACGGCGAAGTATGGCTTCCCGAGCGGCGGTCTTGACCAACTCGCGGCACCGACAAGCCGACCGGCATTGTGGACGTTCACGACGCAGGGCGCGACGGTGCCTGCGCTCTTCTACTACGATCAATCGGGCAACGCATCCACGAAGCCGCTGACCAACTCGGCCTTCGACTATTTCGAGTCGCTGACCTCAGACGAGGCGCAGTGCAAGGTGGTCATCGCGCAGAACCTCGCGACGTTCCCTTCATCGCTGGCGATCGCGATCACGAACACGATCAACTCAACGACGTGGATCGGTGGTGCGACGCACTGCTGGAAGTGCCAAGGCATCTCGGGCGAGCTCAAGTTTGAAGAGTACGGCGGAACGCTCTATCGCTTCTGGGCCGTCAAGGTCGAGATCCTCTATCGCCAAACGGGGTGGCCGCTGCAACTGCCCGACGTGGGGTTCAATTTTCTGAGCGGCAGCGAGAAGCGCCGCGCGATGGTGTTTGACTTCAGGAACGCCGAGTGGGTCGCCTCGCCCGGCCCGGTCGGACTCGACGGCAGCGGCAACCAGACACTCGGCGCTCCCGCGATCCTGACGCGTCGGGTCCATCGCGAGGTGGACTTCAACAGTTACTTCGGCTCCCCGCCCGCGTAGGAGGCTCCCCATGCCAGACATCACGTACAACGTGCAGGTGAGCGCCTCGCGTGGCGCTCTCGTCCAGCAGTTCTTCGCCAATGGCATCACGACCGACATGAGCACGACCGGCGTGCTCGCGGCGACGCTCGATCTCACGACGGCGACGAGCCAGTTCGTGACGAGTGCCGCCTCGACGCTCGGGCTGTGCTTCGCCCGCTCGCTCGTGACGAGCACGAACCAGACCGCCACCGTGTCGTTCGGCCGCCTCGACGGCACGACGCTCCACGAGACGGTGCGGTTGCGTCCCGGCGATGCCGCACTCTTCCGCCTCGCTCCCGGCAACTACGCCGCGAAGGCAGCGTCCGCCGGTCGCCTCATGCTCCAGGTACTGGAGGACTGAGTCGTGGCCGACCCGGTGATCTTCGATCGCTCGTCTGCCGAGCGGATCGCGAACGCCGTGCGTCGCGTCGAGATCGGTGATCGCTCCGAGAGCCCGCTGCGGTTCGACACGGTGCCGCCGACGCAGCAGCGGAAGACCTTCCGCATCGCGACGTTCAGCGGCGCGTGGGCGATCAATGCGACGAAGACCGTCACGTTCAAGTACCAGACTGCGACGCCCAACACGGCGTCGGCGCTCAATCTGTTTGCGGCAGTGCCTGCCCCTGCGAGCAGTGGCGACTGCGCCATCGCACGCGAAGGCACGGCGTGGTTCCTCATCGCGGCGGTGTGCAGTACGGCAACATGATCGACGACCCTCTCGCACTCGTCGTCGCTGGCATCTGGCTCATGGCGGCCGGGATGTTCCCGGTCGGATTTTTGTTTGGCGCTTGCAGCGATTGTTGTGCGCCAGCAGGCGACCCGAATGCGTGCTGCTGCGGCGGAAACTACCCGTCGCAACTCGTCATCACGATGCAGGGCGCACAGAATCGCACGATATCGCCATCATTCTGGTTTCAGTACGGCAACGCGAACGACTACGAGGAGTGGATTAACTGTTCGTCACTCAATGCTTCCTACGTGCTGGATTTCGACGAATGCACGCAGAAGACCACGACGACAACCAAGGCTGCCAGATATCAGTCGTATCGTGGTGGAGCGACGCAGACGCTCCAGATATCCAACGCGATCGAGTACCAAGTGACGGCGAGTTACTCCTGCAACGACAGCGTGTTTTCGACAAGCCTCACCGTCATGTCTGGCATCGCCACCAACTCGACGCAATGCAGTACTTGCAAGTCGGAGTTCGGCGGCTCGTGGAGCACGTTCGCGGTCTTAGTGTTCGGCGGGCCGTTCGCGTCGCCATCGCGATTCGACGGGCTGCGTCTTCCGAGCGGCGATTGGACGTGCGCAGAGCGCCGCGTCGGTCGCACGATCACGTGGCGTCGCGAGGTGTGCAGCACGGGAGCCGCGACCCTCATGCGTCACGTATTCGCAGCCAATGGCACGTACACGCTCGCGACGACGGGCGGCACCAGCCCGCACGACATCACGAGTTGCCGCGCCCCGGAGATGCACGGGCTGATTCTCTCTGGCTGTGATATGTCTGCCGCCACCGTTACGGCCACACTTCAATGAAGTGCGAGTTTGTCTTTGAGGCTATTGACGACGCCAGCAAGCGCGCAAAGTGCCAGCGATGCTCGCGATCTGTTGTAGTGCCGATTGTGGTCGAGACGGTGGACGCTCAGTGCCGTGCCGGGGTGTCTTTACCGAGGGTCGCTGTCGGCGACTTGGTGGAGCGGATGCTGACCAGCTTGGGCATCACGAAACGTCGCGTACAGGCGTGGACTCGCGTCAAGGACTGCGGCTGCGCCCAGCGGCAGAGGTGGCTAAACCAGTGGGGCTACCAGCAGCAGGATCGCATTGAGCGTGTATTGAACAAGGCTGCGAAGTGGTACGGGATTTCTTGACACTCTATCCACCATGGACGCAGGAGGGCGGGTGCCGTGGCCGAGGATCACGACATCACGATCGCGGGCCAGCGATGGCTCCTGCGTTTCACGCGGCTGAAGGGTCGCGCCGACGGGTGGACGTGCTACGACCAAAAGCCGCCGAAGATGCTCGTCGATGAGCGGCTCCAAGGCGGGCAGCGTCTCGAAACAGTCCTCCACGAGATCGCCCACGCGGTGCTCGGCTCCACGATCTCCGAGGAGACGGTGACCGAGCTCGCCCGCGTGCAGCGTCGTGTCCTCTGGCAGATCCTGCGTTACCGGGAGGTGCCGCGTGGCGAGTAAGCAGAAGCGTGTCTCGATTGCGGACGACGTTCTCGGGCGAGCCGCCAACTATCAGCCAGGATTCGTGGCGTGGCACTGCAAGCTGCCGCCCGACGTGCTCGCGGAACTGGAGTCGCTGCGTGCGAGGTGGGCGAACGGAGAGATCGCCATACAGAAGCGGGCGCTCGCTCGGGCAATTATCGAGACGTGTCGTGAGCGTGGGCTTCATGTCAGCGGCGTCCAGGGGGTGGAGCATTGGCTCAACGCAACGCGAAAGACACACTGACTCGCGCCATCCTGTCGAAGGGATGCACGCCTGAGGAAGTCACCAAGCGCGAGGACGACTCGGGCATCGAGGCCCGTAGCGTCTCGGCTCGCATACGCACGGTCGCCGACCTGCTCGCCCACATCGATGCCGACCTCGACCGGTTCGAGGTAGCCAGCAGTGAGGCAACCAAGTGGGAGGGACTGACCGCCGACCGCGAGACCGGTGAGCCGGTCGTCACAGAACTGCATCGCGTCCACGTGCGGTTGCGGCCGAAGGGAGGGCCGACGACGCGAGAGGTTGTCGAGGCGATGATCGAGGCTGCGAAGAAAGAAATCCGCCGACCAAAGCAGAAGAAGCAGACCGCGAAGCGAGATGGCACGCTCCAGGTCGTCGTCGTCTCAGACACGCACTTCGGCAAATATGCGTGGCACAGAACGACAGGAGGCGACGACTACGATCTCGGTCTCGCCGAGCGGCTCGTCGGTGCTGCCGGGCGAGATCTCGTCGAAGCGGGAGATTCCCACAAGCCCACCCGGCGCGTCATCGCCTTCCTCGGCGACCTCTTCCACTACGACACGCCAAGCGGCACGACTACCAGCGGCACGCCACTAGAGCGCGACGGGCGGCTCCAGAAGATGATTCAGGTCGGCTGCGATTCGATGCTCGGCATCATCGAGCGATCCGCCGAGACGTGCCAGACCGACGTGGTAATCGTGAACGGTAACCACGACGAGACGCTCACGTGGGCGTGGCAACGCATCGCCGTCGAGCGATTCCGCGATTCGCGAACGACGAACGTCTCTGGCGAGTACCGAGGGCGTCAGTACGTGCGGTACGGCGGCAACCTGCTCGGGTTCGCCCACGGTCACAAGGCAAAGAAGAAGCTGCCGCAGATCATGGCACTGGAGCAGTCGGTGTCGTGGAGCGAGTGCCGCTACCGCGAGTGGCACACGGGACACTTCCATTCGCAGGCGGCCGAATGGCAGCGACCTACCGAGACGCTTGACGGCGTCGTCGTGCGTACGGCACCGGCGCTCTGCCCGCCCGATGATTGGCACAGCACGCACGGCTTCGTCGGGAGTAGACAGTGCATGGAGACTTTCATCTATGACCACGACGGAGGGCTCGTGGCAATGCACATCAGCGAACCAAGGATCAAGAACGCATGACCGAAGCAACGCTCGAATCCGCCAACGCCGCCCTCCGCAACGCCGTCGAGTCACGCCTCGCTGGACGATCACCGATGGCGGCGAGCCTAGAGGGATGCCCGCCTGCACTGGAGGCAGCGACGAGAGCGATGAGCGACGCGGCAACCACCGAGGAATCATCGGAGGTCTACGCGGAGTGGACGCCGCCCGAATACGCCACGCGGGTCGAGGCGGTCAAAGGCTTCGCCAGGCTCGTCGAGGAGGCGAGACCCGCGCGGGTCGCGAGGGAGACGCATCCCACGTCGCAGGCGTTCTTCGATCTGTGCGACTCGCTGAAAGAAATGCACCGTCGGAAGAGCAGAGACTACGGGTGCCCGAGTGGCGAAGACCCTCTCGCCAACATTCGCAACGGGGCGAAGTTCGTCGGCATCCCGTCGTGGAAGGGCGCGATGGTCAGGCTCTCCGACAAGGTGACGCGGCTGGCCGCGTACAACGCCACCGGGCGGCTAGAGAACGAGTCGCTGGAGGACAACCTCTTCGACCTCGCGTCCTACGCGTTGCTTGCCCTGCTCCTGCACCGTGAGGGCCGCGATGCCGAATCGTGACGCCAAACCTCCGCTCACCGAGAACGACCTCGCCCAGATCGAGCACCGCGCCCGTCGGTTCAGCGGTGCCTACACCGGCACGAGCGGCACGCTCGCTGGCGACGTGATCCGCCTACTCGCGGAGCGGGCGAGGTTGCTCGCCATCATCGCCGTGCTCCAGAGCGAGGACGCGTGATGTTCGGCGACCTGCGGCGACGCATCGAGCAGTTGGAGTCGGTTGTCTCGATCATGGCTGTGAATCAGCGCACGATGGCCGAGTCGATGAAGACGCTCGTGGAATCGGCGAACCAGAACGCGGACCACTGCAACCGCAATTTCACGAGCATCGTCGCGTCGTTGCAGCAGATCGTCGATCGGCTCTCGGAAGACGCGAGTGACGATTGGTGGCGTCACCCGCACGACTGAGCCATGGCGGCCGGGCGCGGCGGCGCGAGTCCTCCTCCGCTCGCGCCGCCCCCGGCCTGTCAGGCGGCATCCCCCTGCCCGGCGATCC